CCCGGATAAAATGCTCCGGATCCATCACTCTCTGCTTCATATCTTCCGATATCCGGAAGTGTGAAGTTTTCAAACGACACCAGCACGTATTCTCCCGGATCTGGAAGTCTGTCATTGATATCTATCCAATTACTTTCCATCTTCTCCTAACCTCTTTTCCAGAGCTTCCTTCAGTGCTGCAATAACCGTGTAGTCCAGTGGACTAATACTTTCCGGCTTCTCTGTCTTTCTAAATTGAAGCTTTAACAGTTCACTTTTTAGCGCACTACTAATTTTCAATGGTTCTAACGGATCCTTTATATTATCAAGGTACTGCGCCTGGTATGCTCTGGCTGTTCGCATTGCTTCCAGGCATTCATCTGGCGTTCCAATATCTTCATACGCTCCCAGTTTCTGAATTACCATGAAGGTAATTTCAAAAAACAGTTCGTATGTTTTGTATGGGCTTATAATGGCATCATTTCCGCTTTTTAAGCTGTATCTTGCCGGTGAGAACGCTTCCCCGGCATCCTTTGTCAAACGTTTGTTCATAAAATCATTATTTTTCATTCCTTACTTTCCTTTCCACCTTGTCTTAATTCATCCAAGGTTATCCAAGATTTAACCAAACTCTACGCTCTCACCAGTTCCCCACTTTTCATCATCTCTGTCAATTCATTCATGGTAAATGATTCGATATAGCTTGTACGTTCCCCAAAACAGTTTACGAAATGCAGCCGGAATCTGACGAACCGTTCATGCTCCGGGATATGTTCCACAACAGCCTTTACCCATTTCTTCTCCTTTAATTCCGCTGTTATGTTTTTATAAATTTTATATTTTTCTCCAACTTTAAACATTGCTTTTCTCTCCTACTTCAGTACAACCTTTACCCCAGTTTCCTTCTCTAGCTGATATCTGATATCTTCCTGGCATACCCAGCCACCGTCCAAATAATCATTGATAAAAGCTGTGCATTCATTCATGAACTCACAGATCTTCGCTCCACTTATTTTCTCTCTGGTAACCAGTTCCGTGCAGATCATTGCGTAAGTAACCGAAAGTGCTTCTGTAATGACATACATTCTGGTCTTGAACTCATTTGGATTATTCATGCGATCCATCTCTGCCATTTTAAGCCGGCACCGTTGCGGAACTTTCTTGGCTTCCGCACACACATCAACCTGTACTTTCATTTTCTGCAGAGCAAGCGGTAATTGTCTGATGTTTAGCTCTTCGTTGTATTTCGCTACCAGATAAGCATTGATACAGTCCATCATCCGGTTAAGACGTTTCTTTCCAAATCCAAACTTATCATGTAAAACCCAGAATCCGATTTCCAATGCATGATTTGCCATCGTAACTCCATATCCGGCAAGTTGACGGTCCCTTGCATCTTTTCTGGCTAATGCGTCAATCTCATCTTGCATCCAGCCGTACTTTGGTTTATTTTTTTTCTTTCTGACCAATTTATTGCTCATTTCTCTTCTCCTCTGCCATTGCATTAATTACCGGCGCATAAGTGATTGCCATGTTCTCAGCAAATTGCAGCAGCAGCGGATTGTCTTTGTACTTTTCCACCAATGCACTCATCTGCTTGGTGTACTGCCGCATATCCCCGGACCGCCGGTAATCTTTATAATTCTTCCATGCCGTATTCATGACATCCTGTATTTTCTCATGCATAATATTACTCCTACTTAAACGGGCACTCGTCTGACTCATCAATATCAGCACTGTAAAATCCATCTGATTTATCCCAGCCATACTGATAATCCAGATCATCACCATCTCCATATATTCTTTTTGACCGCTCATCATAATCCAGAATGATTCCATCCAGATTGATTTTTCCAAACAACCGGTTCTTTGCCACGATCAACTTGCGCTGTTCAGCACTCATGCTCTTTCCAATCTCATCGCTGTTCCCGCGGTTATATCCAATTGTCAGACCTGCAAGGTTTGTAATATCGCCGGAACCGCTTACCTCATCGTTGATATCCGTGGAATAACCATTCTTCCTCTGATGTGCTACCAGAAGAATCAAGCAGTTGTATTTGATTGCCAGTTTCGTCAGATTCTGGACAAATTGTCCCTGCTGCTCATATCGGTCACTGCCACGCTGTTCATCGATATACATTGCTGTCATAAGGTTATCGATCAGGATCACCCGGACACCATACTGCTGGATGGAACGCTCAATACTTTTGAGCAGATCTTCCTTTTCATCATTTTCAACGATCCGGTTATCATAAATGAATGCCTTTTCCTGATACCATGAATTGATCAGCTCCTGATTCGCATTTGTAATAAAACGATTCACTGTTCCATACTCTGTCTGATTCTCCACAATATGGTGTCTTCCGGCTACTTGAAAATCAAACCAACTTTTGTACAGGTAGTTCGGCAGCTCCCCGGAATATGTAAACGCTGCATATCCCTGATCTATGACACGGGCAATGATCTGACTAGCCAATGTTGACTTACCATCGCCGCGTTTGCCGGCTATAACGCAGACCATTCCAAACGGCAGACCGCCATAGAGCATTTTATCCAATTCGCTGATGCCGCTCTTTACCTTTTCCAGTTCATAAATATTCACATTTTCTACTTCTGATAATGGCACCACATGATTCACCGGAAGATACACGGCATTTTCCACAGCATGTCTGATACATTCTGTACCGTATTTCTGGAGCATTTCATTTGCATCTTTACAATTCCTGTAATCAGCTTCCCTAACGTGCTTTATGCGACAGGGAAAACGTCTGGCGACCTCTTCCAGCAGTGTGATATGATTCTTTTCAAAATCTCCAAAAACTATGATTTCTTCAAACTTACTCACCCAGTTGTAACAATACGGCACCCAGGTAAACCCTTTTGCCCCGGTTGGAACAGATACCGCATTCTCCATTCCTGCTGTTACCACACTTAAACTGTCAAGCTGACCCTCTGTTATGATCAGCCGATCGAACTTGTCATTGCACTGCTTCATTCCAAACAGGATTGGGCGACAGTCCTTTTCGCACCACTCTTTATTTTTGTCTTTGGTCTTGTCAAAATCGGTTTTCCGGTACTTGATAAATCTCAGTTTCCCTGTTTCATCGTAAAATGGGAAAACCAGGATATTCTGCTGCTTCTCTAAGGTTGTGATCTCATACTGCTCCGCAACAGCTGCACTAATACCACGTGATTCCAAATAAACAACTGCCGGCTCTTTCGGTTTGATTGGTTCTGCCGGTGTCTTAAAACTCCGGTACTGTCTCTTTGGCCGATAGTATTCATCCACTTCATTTCCAAGACTGAAATCAAAATCTCTTGATAATGTCAGCATATTACCGGTTACTCCACATCCGGCTCTCAGACATTTAAACTGCCCGGTATTGAGATTGATAGAGAATGTATCTTTATCATGCCCTCTGCCTTTACAGTACGGGCACTCCGCAAAGCGAAGCTCATCACCTATCTGTCTTGTCCTTGCTCCATACCAGCGCGCAAATCTCATCGCATCGCCTGGATTAAATTCATACATTCCCATTTCCAATACCTCTTGTCAGTTCATCTAGTTTCTGATTCAGATCATCAATCATCCGCATGTAGATATGCCAGAGCTTTCCATCCATACAATCAGCCTGCAATTCTTCCAGTATGGCAATCTGTGCTTTAATTCCAACAATCTCCTGCTCATGATTCATCGTTCTTCTCCCGTTTGGCTTTCCACGCTTCCCATTTACGAAGAGATTCTTCCGGATCTTCCCACTCATCATCGTCTTCCGGAGGATCAGGCGGAGCAGGTGCGGGAGCACTATTATTTATTCTTTTCTTCTCTTTTCTTTTCTTAGCGTCATTAACTGGGTTGTTGACGTCATTTACTGGGTTTCTTCCGTCATTAACTACGTTTTGGGTGACTTTAACTAGAGAGTACTCTTTTTTCACTTCAATTCCTTTTCGTTTTGCCACTGCTCTTAAATATCTTTCCTGTATTCCTCTGGATGTGAGGATGTGATATTTATCGAAAAGTTCCTGTGAAAAAATACCTACTCTGATACAAGCCTGTACAACTTCCTTTATTGTCCCGATCCCGCTGCTCAAACCCATTTTAGACTTGTGCAGAGGGATCAGTTCATCTGACCATTCGCAATAGTAACCAAGCTCCCTGTAAATAAGCTGGTAAAGCTTAACGGCTATTGCAAACCCTTTATCTCCAAATTCAGCTTCTATCATTCCAAATTTGTCATCCAAGTAGCAATCAAGTTCGAAGTAATCCAGCCCTTTTTTATAAGGTCTTGGCATTTTCGTCCTCTCCTAGGATTCTGATGATCTCTTTTCCTGTTTCTTTCTTGCTACAAAATTCAAACCGGACATTGTATCTGTCCCGAATGGTGCAAAGACTCTTGTAGAGCTGCTTCCCATCAACGGCACGCTCTGAGATTACCGTCTTAACCTTCTGGCCGTTAATAGTCCGCCAAATAATCCTGTGCTTTCTTGGGTTTTCCCAGAAATAGACATCTTCCAAACAATTGATATCAGTGCCATGTTCCACCAATATAACCACCTGTATTCCTGCCTGCATCGCCCGGATCAGCTCCGCCTTGAATCTTTCATGCTGCTGTGTAACATTGCCACACAGCTCCTGCAAATCTTTTTTCCGGTCAATTACCAGTCTCGGATTATCCAAAGACTGGTAGTCACCAACATACAGCTTTGACCGGAAATACTGTATGTTTTCTATTTTGTCAAATTGCTTCTGAACCCGTTCCCACTCTTTTTTATGTTCCCGGGTATCTACCTGAATCTGCAAGCCAGATCACCGCCTTAATTGAATGGCAGTTCTTCATCAATTCCTGCCGGAATGTTCATAAAACCGTCACCTGCCGGGGTAGCTCCTGCAGCATATCCATTCATATGGTTTTTATATGCCTGTGTTTCATTTTTTTCCGGAATAACTGCAGTTGTCACCTTATCCAAAGAAACAAACCAGCGCATCACACGTTTTGTCATTTCTCTGCCATTGTAGTAATCCATCTGTTCACCGAACACACCGCCAATTTTTTTCCCTTTGAACTGTGCGCCAAAGTTATCGCCCCATTTTGTGGCAAATCCTGTATTGGAATGCTCAACGCAGGTTGTAAATGTTTTGAATGAACGGCTGCAGTTGCCATCGGCATCTTCCGTTAAAATGTACTGTGTGGCCTGATTCGGCCATTTCTTATCCGGTCGGATATCATTCTTGAACTGCTCCATGAAGTATCCAGGCTGCACATCATCCGGTGCAAAATCAAAACAAACAACGATCATTGGTTTTCCTGTTTTGGAAGTTGTCTCGGTCACCTGCTTGATGACCAATTTATGTCCGCCCAACTCCACCGGAATATATTCGCCCTGGGCCTGTGTGTTATCGTAATCATTTGGTTTCTGCATCTTCTTTCTTACCTCCAAGCTCGTAATATTCTCTGATTGCTTTTTCAACCAGTAAAATGTCATTATCAATCGTCAGATTAGCAAACATGCCGATTGGGGACTTGCTTACTGCTCCGTCTGCCGCCTGTGTCACGAACAGATGATTATTGCCCTCTGCCATACAGCGGAGTACTACAGTGAACATCCCTTCAATGCAAACCTTTTCATCCAGCAACTTGCCGATAGTCTTTGGTTTGATTTCTCCCAGATCATTGGATTCCTCATGCATCATCACATACACAATTTTGTTTTCCGGAACCTTCTCGGAAATAAACTGGATCAGATTCCAAAAGTGATCCCCAATCTGGTTGTACAGGGTGAACACTCCATTTCCACCACCGGCTGAGCTGTGTCCGTTCATAAACATATTTGTGATCAGATACCCGGCATCATCTATGACAATGTTATTTGCCTTTGATGCGATCAGGCACTTCATGACCTGCTGATAATTATCTGTGTTCCATCCATTGATTTTTCCCTTGAATGGAAGCGGCTTATTTAATACCCTGATCAGATTCCAATCAGGGTTATCTACGCAGTTCCGAAGGCTTGTACTTTTGCCTGTTCCGGATCTGCCAATGATTAATACTGGAATTGCCATAACACCCTCCTATCTGATCCGCAGCGATTCACCCTGCTGCAGATGCGCCCATGAT